CCACGGTGCATCCCCCTACCCGGTCTACACGCATAGCTATCTGAGATAAAACGGTTTTCCCAAATAGGTTCGATGGCAGCGCAAAGACTATGCTGTAAGACTCGATCTCGAAAAGGTAGGCTTGCCGCCTCTCGCTCTTTTGGCTCAAAAATACTAAAGCGATGGTATCGACCAGTTTGGTAAGTGCCATCAATCAATTGTTGCTGTAATTGAAGTAGATTACCCTCTAGGTTCTGCTCAAACTTCATTACCGCAGTGCGGCCTCGTTTACCTAGTCGAGCTTTTCTGTAGGCCTTATAAAGGCTTTCAAAAGAATAGATTTTAGGAAAGAGGTTGTTATAAGTCTTAGTCAAGGCGGTGGGGCCGAACGGTCACGTTGGTTACTAGAACGGCCCACCTGTTTAATTTTTCGGCAAATCACCGAGGAATACGCATCCTTTTGAAAGAGGCACTGTCCATCGACCCGGTAGGTCAATAGCTTCTGGCACATCTCAAGAGCGGGCCGAGCCCCAATATTGTTGTTCGTGTTCGAGCGGGTGTTGTTGAGGTTCAATTCGAACACCCCAGTACTAGCACCATTGTTCCAATTGCCACCCCGAATCGGGAGCCGTATCAACGCATATCCCCTACTGCTACAGCGGGCTCTGACAATGATTTAATCCAGCCACCTAAAAGGCGACCAATTTCATCATTAATCAAAGCCCAATGTTCGTACTTCTGAAAATCAATGTATTGCAACGATTTTGCTAATCGCACTTGTGATCTCAATAAATCGAGCTCAACGTCTAATTCTTGCAAAGTCGTTTTTTTAAAATATCGTTTATTGCAAATAATGACGAGGCGCAATAAATTCCACATTGATTGACGCATTTCCGCACCTAAGACAAATTTTTCTTGTTTTGGAAACTGTCTTAAAGACACATAACCATACTCAATCATGGCCTCTATTTTTTGACGAATGAGTAAATCGCTGACTTTTGGCGTGCGATCAATAGGCTTTGATCTACTCACTGGGCTACCGCCCAGTTATTCAGATTACACAACATCATGAGACAAAAGCGGGCCGAGCCCCAACATAGTTGCCCGTGCCCGAGCGGGTGATGTTGAGGTTCAATTCGAACACCCCAGCACCAGCACCATAGTCCCAATCGCCACCCCGAATCGGGAGCATTTCACCCGTTGTAGTGATATAGAAAACATCACTACCTAGTCCAGAAGCAATTGGATATAAACCGAGCTTTTTACATAACTGCAGCGCTGCGGCGCTAACTGGAGTAGCACCGGGATTAGTCATCGAACTAAACTGCGCTCCATTACCGCAAACTAAAGTGTAGTTCGCCGTTCCCGAAGTAGCATATTTCACTGTATTGGCACTGCCTGGAGCAACTAAAGAGCCTGTTGAACCATCGATGGCATACCAAGCGCTTGAAGATACGCCAAAGTCAGTTGTAATAATGGCAGCATCATTATTTTGAATGATGTTGATTTCACCGTTATTAACCCGCATACCAGGTGACCATTCCCAGACGTTGCCGCATAGGTCTGAAATCCCAAATGGAGTGTTGTCATGCCTCCAACTCATCGGGCCCGAACCGGTCTGAGTTCTTCCTGTACCAGAAGCAGTACCAGGCGCAAGACCATCTCCCCGAACGCCATACTCAGTCGTAACATCTGAAGATTTACCCCAGTTTGAATTTCCTCGAGGCTGATAACCGTTTTTCCAGCACCATAATTGCATTGCCGCCCACTCTGCATTACTCATTAAATGCCAGCCCGTACCATTGGCACGCACTAAGCTGACTGCGGCATCATGGTTAATGGTATTGATAGGGTCTTGACCGGGCAAGGACAGCATTTCATTATTGCGAGATACGCCGATATATTGCCCAAGATATAGGTAAGGCTTAGTAACACCGTTGACGATAAAAGCCGGATGCGTACCAGTACCTAATGAAGCATCAATCGTAGATACGTCAAAGGCGGGGATGACGGTCATATAACAAGGCTGACCCGCCGCAGTATAGAGAACGGTATTGCGACCCTGTGAAGCCGCTTCAACTGAAGCTCGTAGCGTATTAGGGATGTTAATAGTCAATGGCATGATTTATTCCTGAGTTGTGATAACGGGAGTGTTGGCAATATCTCTTGCAAGGGCTTCCTCAAGGTAAGCTGAATACAGTAAAACGTAGGCATCGGCATAAGTGACTGTTTGTCCGGTAGGAAGGCCAGTAGTTATATCTCGTAATTCGATCACCTTGGAAGCGTCATAATCCACCGCTAAATTGCCCAAAGGTCTTGCAATGCTTGACCCGTCAGCAATTTGGATGATTTGCTCTTCATCAAATCGGATGACAGGCGTTTGTCCTTTATGGTTTTCAATAACGACTTGATTACAGCGTTGCCAAGCCTGACCTGTGATTTGTGTTTCGTTGTAATTGCTCATTATTTTTCCTTACCAAGCGGCGATTGCAGAGCGTTTCCACGAATTTGTGGCCACGCAGACATAGACATAAGATGAATCCCAGCAAATATCGCCCTGATTACCAGAGGCGGTAGCGGATGCTGGGGTCTGGGCACTTCTGACCCGAACTTTTGAATCATTTACATCGAGCTTTGAAGTAGGTGTGCTCGTGCCAACACCTAATCTTTGACTTGCATCGATTCGGATTGCTTCAACTCCAGCAGTACCAATAGCGGTTTGTCCTACAGCGGGAAAAAATAAACCCGTACCGTGAGATTGAGCATTGGATAAAGAAGGATCGGTTACCGAGCCCGCCTCTAAAATGATCGATCCACCACCAATCGCTTTAGCCAGCAATCCCGCTAAATCACCAACATATCCCAATTGAGAAATAATATTTTGAATATTGGTACCAAGATTTAATCCGGTAAGTTCAACAACTACGGAACCAATCAGGTCATTGACGTATTCAATTCCGCCCAAAAGTTGTTGATCTGCCAATAAACGAGCCGTAATCTCTGTGGTCATGTTGGATAGCGGATCAACCCAAGCAGTACCACTCCACGAGCGCATAGACAGTAAAACAGTATCCCAATAAAGTGCACCAGTTTGTAAAGTAGCGCCTTGGTTATCTAATGATGGTTGGGAAGCCTTGGCGCCTAAGTAGCGTTTATCAAAATTGGTTGCGCTTGTTGATGAGGCGGTAGCAGAGGTAGCGGCGCCAGACGCAGAAGTAGAGGCATTTGATGCACTTGTAGATGCGGAGCTTGCGCTAGATGCGGCATTGTTCGCTTGTGTTGTTGCCGAGGTAGCAGAACCACTGGCAGAGGTGGCAGAACCAGCGGCTGCGGTAGCGCTTGATGCGGAATTAGTTGCAGAAGTGGCGGCAGCAGAAGCAGAACCCGATGCGGCGGTTGCTGAATTTCCAGCGTTTGTTGCTTGAGTTGTAGCGGTAGATGCTGACCCGCTTGCCGAGGTAGCAGAACCACTGGCAGAGGTGGCAGAACCAGCGGCGGCGGTAGCTGAATTAAAAGCGTTACTCGCTTGTGTGGAAGCGGTTACGGCTGAAGATGCACTTGCAGAGGCGCTATTTGCTGAATTGGTTGCTTGAGTGGTTGCAATACCGGCTTGATTTGTTGCGATGACCGCTTCGGCGGTTGATATTACGGCCTGCGCTGTAGATATGCCAGATTGAGTGCTTGCAGTAGTCGCAGAATTTGCCGCCGAGCTTGCAGAGTTTGCGGCATTACTTGCTTGAGTCGTTGCAGTAGCGGCACTTGCTGAAGCACTTACGGCACTAGCAGTCGCATTAGCGCTTTGTGTTTGAGCATCTGCATCTTGATCTGCCCATGTTGAACCGTTATAAACTCGAACCTTTTGAGTGGTCGTATTCTCATAGCAAATACCGTTAACTAAAATAATGCTGTTAGCAGTCGCAAAGGTCGCTGCATTAGCATCACTAGAGAAAGCGCCTAAATAGACGTTTCTAAATGAGAGTAAGAGTGCCGCAGTAGAGCTAGCGCTATTTGCTGAATTGGTGGCGCTAGTGGCAGATAAACCCGCCTGAGTTGTTGCTACCGCCGCTTTAGTCGTAGCTGTACTTGCTGAGGTGCTTGCCGATAATGCCGAGTCCGCTGCATTACTTGCGGAAAGAGCCGCTTCAACTGCCTGAGAACCATCGCCCACTACTAGCTCAATCGAATTCGCTACATTTTGAGTAATATCGAGCGAAATTAAATCGGTATAAATAATCTCTAATGAAGTATTCATGCTGTCACCCGATCTACTACAGGGATAAGGAATGAGTCGGAATGTTTTATTACTCCAGCCGCAGATATTTTAATGTCGCATAAAAGTGAACCGATAGGCCATGCGCTAGTATCTGTGGTTGTCGGAGTAATAACGAATTGGCCAACATGAGTCGATTGATCTAAAACATTAATTACTAGGTCATCAACTAAGACACTTCCATAATTGTTACGAACCTGAGAAGCAACGGTCATACCTGATAACGAACTGGCTATGCCAGCTACTTTATAAGTAGCCGTTAAGCTAAAACTATCGCCCCGCTTAAATTGAGCTAATGAATTCATTTTTTAATCCTTAAACTGGAAATTTAGATTTGAGGAATTGCTCAAGAAGATATAAGCCCCGTGAACCCATATTCCCCGCAATACCGACACAAGCCGCAGTAATCAAAGGTGCAACGCCAGAGTTTTCAAGAATCCAAAACACAATAATTCCAGTAAAGGCGGCGCTGGTTACTTCTCCGATTAGCTCAATAATGTTGAAGACTCTGGTATTTCCTTCTCTTAACTTACGCAAGAAAGAAACTAGACCGCCCAAAATAGCTAAACCTAGTACCCAGACGTAAGTAATAAAAGAATAAGAAGTCGGGTCTTTAGGCGTATCTATCATGGGAAACTTTCGGGCGTAAAAAAACCCGCCGTAGCGGGTTGTTGAGTTAATTTATAAGACTGTTAATACTTACCTTCTGCGAATACATTTACAAAAACTGTACCATCATAGGTAAAGCTATGCTTGGGATTGACTGCTAGTACCATTTTCTTGTTCCATTTTAACTGGCATCCATTTGCCTATGTAATTCATTTGCGAATTAATATAGCGAACTTGCATTTCCGTTGTTCCATCCTCTTTTTGAAAAAGACGAAACTCAGGAGTGCTATTAGGATAGATTCCGTAAGTCATTATGCAGTTGGAATAGGTGCTGGAGGCGGTACATAAGGCGCAATAGTTCCATAATCACCCACCAATGCGCTATTGTATAAAACAACGCCATAAGGCATAGGGTCATTAGGAGTTGCTGTAAAAGGTAACTCCTCTGGAATTTCTACAAACTTAACAGTTAAATGAATTGCTGTATGAGCTTCATCATTCCAAATAGGGTCTTTTGCATATTCAATAGTTAACATTTTATTTTCCTTTAAGCGACACGAACAGCGATACCAAAAGCACTTGCAGTATTAGGACCATTTGTATTAGTACCTAAACCCATCCATTTCCAAGTACCAGAAATTGAACCTGTTACAGTCTGACCAGTAGTACCATCTGTATTTGCCCATAATTGTATTTGTTGACTTGATGTTCCAACAGAATAATTACCACCAAAAGTCCAACTACTGTTGTAAGCACTTATATAAGCAAAACAATAACTTCCAACAGAATTAGCAGAAGGGGCAGACACGCTAAATGTAACCGCACCAGTAGCCCCTGATACCGCTACACCATTACCAGCTACAGCAGAAGTAACGCCAGAGTTTGTAACAGTTACCGCACCAGTAGACCCATTTACAGAAGTAACTCCACCATTGGATGCACTACCAGCAGAAGCAGCATAATTAACAGATTGAGATCCGATATTAGTAGACGTAATGAATGACCCACCAGAGG